AGCTTGGTGGGATCAAACTCCGGGTCGTGTACACCAAACATGTCCTCCTGCTTGTGGTTGCCAATGATGCTTTCTGCACGCTGGCGATACCGCTTCTGCAGTTCGTCGGTGTATGTCTGAGCCTTCTCTAAGAAGTCGTCAGGCGAATCAAACCCCTGCGGCGTACGGCCAAGCTGGGCCTGTTGGATGTTGACATCAAGGTTGTAGATCTCATCCTTAAAGTCTTGCTGAGCATCAACAAGGTCGGCTGTTCTTTGGTCTTGCTTTTTCTTGATACCATTCACATACAAGGTACCAGCAAGCTCCAGAGCCTGGGATCCAAGGCTGGCCCAGTCAATACCAGGATCAGTCATCTTGATCATCTCTTCCGGAGAAGGCTGTACAATTTGCTGGTCCAAGGTGGTCTGGTCTCGTCTCGGCTGTTCAGTTACCTGATTACCAGACGGGGACACCTCGTAGGGACTGATGGGTTGGATTACATCCCGTGTCTTGGTCTGGTCATTAACCGGTCTGGGCATCTAAGTCTCCATAACGCTTGGCCAACTCAAAGGCCAGCGAAGCAATTTCTTTCTTTGTGCTGGCCTGTCGGGAATTGATTTGGCCTTCCATGATCGCCTGCATGCCTTGTCCAAGGTCGATGCCCTCGGTACTGGCAAGGGCTGAGTCCCACTTGTCTCTGGTAACCTTGCCCTCTCGAAGGAGATTTAGGATAACCATGCTGGAAGCGTTGCTGGAGTCCACCGCCTTTGTGCGGTTTACCTCTAGCTCCATGTCAACAAAGGGCTGCACCACGGACGGTGCAAGGCTGCTGATCAGTAGGTCTTCCTGTTCAGGGATCTCACCATAGGCATCCTCTTCGAACACGTCGCCTCGGCTACTGACAGTATAGGCGGGACGGAATCTGTCCTGTGAATCAAGGACACCGACACGTCCGTTCTGTACGGCAGCAACGTCTAGCAGGTTCAGCCGCTCAAGGCGGACAAAGTCCTGTGCGTGTTGTGTCGAAGGAACGTCTGAGTCCAGACCAGTACCAGCAAACTTAGACAAGCGACCTTGCAGGTCACGCTGGTACATAGCCTCGGACTTGAACATCTGCTGCCGGGTCAGGCCTTGCTGCACGGCTCCAAAGACGTTCTCGTATTCCTGAGATACCCACTTGGGCATCTTGGAAAAGCTCTCACGAAGAAAGTAATCCTTCTCAACCAGGGTCTTCTTTTCGTTTAGACCTTGACGGATCTGATTCTGAAGTTCCTCTTTTGTGTCGTTAGGATTCAAGGACTCGTAAGTGCTCCACCAATATTCCTTGGTGTCTTCGTTCAAAGAGAACGGAGCCTGCTTCCACTTGTTGAATACCTCAGTAGAATCACCATAGGTGGATCGCAGGTCATCAAGTAGTCTCTTATTCTTTTCAATCTCAAGGGACACCGCAGGATCCTTCTTGGTCTCCTTGGAAACCAGGCCGGACCTATTGGCAATCCCCATCAGTCTGTCAAAGTTACTCATCCGAATAGACCCTCAGAACCCATGTTGGCCTCGCCTTGGAGACCGCCAAGTACACCACCAAGGATACCCTGCATCAGTGCAGAGCTTCCTCCATTGGCGACAGGTGTAGTATTAGGAATAAAAGAAACCAGACCCACACCACTGGTATCAGCACGCTGATTAAGTCGATTCTGATAGCCCAGTTCAATATCTTCCAGACTGTCTGCATAGTTCTTACTCAGAGTCACCATGTTCAAAGCGGCGTTTGACAGGTTGGACCTAAGGATTGCACGGGCGGATCCACTGTTGGGATCCACGCCCTTACCAGCAAAGGTAGTAATCATTGCAGCATTTGTCTGCTGTGTCTGGCGAGAGAACTGGCTCTTGGCGTTTGTGTAGCTGTCCTCAAGGGATAGCTCAGCCTTGGCTCTGTCTCGAATGGCGGCATCTTCTAGCCGCTTGTTATAAACCAAGGCATCTTCAAACTGCCTTAGGATGTTTCTATTTTGTCTGTCGATCTCAAGCTGCTGCTGAAAGTTGGCATTGTTCTGCCGCATTTCCGCAATGGCTGCCTGCGCATTGGCTTGCTGTCTTCCGGCAATACCTTGCAGTACACCATTGGCAAGCCCAAGTCCTAGCATTAGTCCAGCGGCCATATTTACCTCCAGGTTCTACGTGAACCAAAGGAGTTTCCTTGGTTCTGTTTTTTATCGTGGTTAGTTACTCTGGTTCCACCAGACATTCTACCCCCAAGGATAGACCCGGCCCGTCTTTCGTCATTCAACCAGTCTTGGATCTGAGCCTCTTCCTCAGCCTTCCGAGACTTTGAAATGAATTCATCTACCGTGAGATCCATGTACTCCGTGAAGTGTCTCACGCCCATACTCAGGACATCGACACGGTCATCGTGTAACACAGAGCCACGCTTGCGGGCCATTCGTGTAATCTGCTTCTGTGTCTCTGCATCCTTGATAGCTCGTCTGTTCATCACAAGCCGATGCTGAGACATCACAGGCTCAAGGGTATCACAGATTCGGTTCTCTTTATTTCCCTTTACCTTGAATTCCTCAAGCCCACAGTTGGGATAAATGGACTTCAACACAGGGACAAAGATCTGACCAAACATACCATCACCATAGTTAGACTCGTAATACACAGCATCCACTTGGTAATCGTGTGCAACCTTGGCAATCTTTACCAAGGTTTCATGGTCATACCCACCATCATATCCAAGTAGCTCATGGACCACACAATAACCAGACACAAAGGACACAACACAAATGGTTGTCTCATCTGCACCACGGCCAGAGGGGTCAATGTATAACACGGTAGACACATACTTAACGTACTTGTCACCAGGAATGATGGGCTGGTAGATAAGGTCATTGTTCAGACCATAGCATCCAATGTCCTTGATGGGCTCACCACGATGCCAGATAACCTTTTCTGGAAACAGCTCTGGATCAACATCCATGACTATTAAGTCTTCCAGTCTTAGGGGGAACTTTGCTTGGTCCGCACCCGTGGTATCTAGTTCGTAATGCAGAGCAAACTTAGTGGGTCCGATCTTGGCCTTACGCTTCATCAGAAGCTCAAGGGAGAACCTTTCGGGCTGCGTAGGCATGCCCGGATCAAGCTCAAGCCCAAGGATATACGGGTCCACATCCATGCAGGCAAAGGCATTGCCAAGGTCCGGCATGATCGACGGGAACTTGATGACATCGTACCCGGCTTCCTTGAGCTTAAGGTACACAGACTCAATGGTCTGCGGAGTCCCAAGGATTCTTACACCGCCCATGCCAGGGTTGCGGATCTGCTCGATCTCGGCAGCACGGCTGAACAGCTTTTCTCTGGCCGAGGCGGTATCCGAGTTCTTCTCTACTTCGATATCATCGCAGATAACCCAGTCGGCGTGCGATCCCGTGTTAGACGAGTTGATACCTCTGGCGAATACACTAAGGTCTTGGTTGTATACTTGCCGGGTCTTTACGTTGAACCCATAGGCATTGTCGGTAACGTCCTTGTCCGGTTCCATGTGCTTCATGTACGGCACCAAGGAAAACACCTTGCGTACCTGCGAGATGAAGGAGATGGCCTTGGGCGAGGATGCCGACAGGATCATCACCGTACAGTCAGGATTCAGGGCCAACAGCCACGACACAAAGAAGGCCGTGACCGTGGACTTGCCAAAGCCTCGACCGGCCTGTAGCTGGAAGTCCTCGTCTGCCCTTTGGAGACGCTCGGCCATCTCGTACTGGACCGGGGTTGGCTCTGTCCTGAGAATATACTTGAAGCAATAATAAAGGTGATTCCTGAAATCTTCTCTGACTTCTTTTGGAATCTCATTAGACATTAGGTCCGTATCAATGCGATACTGGTGCTCTGTTAGGATCATATTAGGTTCCTCTGTAATGGCCCTAGGATCGCCTGTACGGGCTTTGTCGCCTCAGACGTAGGGTGATACGGTTTTTCTGTTCAAAGCCAGCAGAGGCCATTCCTGGCCCCTTGCTGGGCAACTCAGGCTTCCCTGATCTTGAAGGGGGCCGGAGGCATGGCATTCTCGTCTACCGTGGGTACATCGAGGGTGCTGTCAATCTCCGACTTCCAGTCTTTTAGGAATGCTCGAATTGTTTCGTAGACCCGGGGATCCTTCTCAGGATCATTCAGGTCCTTAAGGAGAGCGTCAATAAACTCATCCTTTAGTTGGTGTAGCTTAGACATATCAGGTCTCCAGTGCGTCCACCCGGTCGCTGAGTTCTTGCACAGCCGACACAAGGGAGGCGATCAGGGGGACAATGTCCATAGACTTTAGGGATGTGTCAGGGTCCGTTCGGACTGCCGAGGGGATAACCTTCTCGACATCCTGGGCCACAAACCCAATGGTCGTAGTTGTTGGGGTGTCACTGTAGGCAAAGGACACCGGCTTCAGCTTCTTTACATTGCTCAGGCCAGAGTACATCGGCTTGGATGTATTGAGATAATCCACCCCACTTTTAAGTGTCAGGTCTGAGGTAAACTCATAGGCCTTGGCCGTTACGGTGCCGTCCCAGCGGACGGTCATCTGCTCAGCATTACCACGCAGCAGCCGGATAAAGTTATCCGTGACACCGTAGTTGGTCCCACTGGGCAGGTCAATCCTTAGGGCATCATAGTCCCATGATTGGCCACCAGAGGTAATACCGTCTCGGTAATCTGCCCACAGTGCAGTCTTGTTTCTGCCTGTGGTGGTATTCCGTGTGCCATCATTCAGGGTAATCCGGCCATCAGCCGCTACTTCCCAGAAGGTTTGGCCACCACTGTGGGTGATCTCAAACTGGGGAGTGGACTGAGTAGTTGCCAGACTGACAACAGAGTTATCTCCAATGGGGGAGACAACACGAACACCACCGGCTCTCAGGGAAGTAACTCCGGAGTTGTCAATCGTCAGACCCGGCTGCAGAGCCGTTACGGTACCTACACGATCAACAAGGACGGACTGCGTGGCAGTACCCAGTAGGTCTACCTTCAGCGTGTTACCGTCCCACGAGTGAATGTATGAGCCGTCATTGTGCAACCCAGTCTCGGCAGCAAAGCCCGCAAAGGCCGAGCCATTCTTGAGAAGCTGGAAAGTCCAGTCGGCGTTACCTTGGCCGTCGATAGTTAAGGGAGTTGTACTATCGGTAGCCACGATCTCATTGGAGTCCGTGGACGAAGCCGACTTACGAATGAACGTAGAGTCATGCTTGTATCCACCGACCGGAATGTACTTGATGCCGGACCCATCGATACCAGCCGTGACAATGTACAGGTCCCGTGTAGCCGAGGCCCCGGTCCCACTTTCAAAGATAACAAGGTCGCCCTTGTCATAGTCTCCACTGGCGTCTGCATTCAGGGCGGGTCCGGGGGTGACCGTGACATAATCCAAAGAGTACATCTTGGTCCACGCAGCACCATTGAAATAGTGCCACGTACGATCATCTGTGTCATACCACAGAGAGTTGGTTACAACGTCCACCGTAGTCGGTGTAGCTCCCTGCACGTATGCAGCCAGCGGTGTGGGGATGGTTACCCACTCGCCGTCCACACGGGCAAAAATGGTACCGTTAGCTACCTCTCCCTCGAATAACCCGGAGGGCTTGATGGAGTTGAAGTTGTTACCATCCTTGTCGATGATTTCCACAAGGTAATCGCTGACCTGGCCCGTGTTGGCCGTGACCTTCAAAGTATTATCAGTGTAATCAAACACCAGGTTCTGGTTACCAGTCACCGCACCGTTGGTGGAGAACACAATCTCTGTGTCCCCAGCATCAAGCTGGATTGCGGTAACCGGTCTCTTCTTCCAGTAACCCTCGCCGGATCCATCGTTGGTCCAGACAAAGGTTACGGAACCAAGTGTGAAGGTGTCACCAAATGTCAGGCCACCCTCAGCGGGAAAGATTGCTGCCATTACGGAGTACCTCCAATTGTGGTACTAACGTCTCGGAATTCCCAAGTAGTACCATTCCAAATTAATACCTGATCCTCCGAGGGAGACACCGGGGGACGCAAGGCCACCCAGTCTGTTCCATCAAAGTAGATCAGGTCACCGGCATTGTGAGCACCAGAACCAACATAGTTACCCGCTTTCTTATACAGCAGGGACTCGTTAGTAATCGAGGCATTGACATCGCTGAGGTCGTTCAGCGAAGCAGGCCAGTCGCTAAGATCCGCAAGCTCTTCAACAAAGGTGGGCAGTGAGATGATATCAAACCAACTGATGAACCCGCCTTGCCAAGAGGTGCCGTTGAATCTCAGGTAATGTCCATTGACCGCAGAGCCAACAGACACATCGCTAAGATCCCCAAGGGACGTGGCCCCGCCACCACCCACGGAGATCAGACGCCAAGCCGTGCCATCATAGCGAACAATGTCGCCCTGTGTCATGGCCGTAGCATTAGTGATGTCCTCGGTGTCTGTGGGCCAAGCACCAGCTAGGCTTCCGGAGGGATCAATCTGATACCAATCTCCAAGTCCCGGCCCAATCGGATCTGCCGGGGGATCTGTGGGATCAAAGAATCCGCGAAAGGACACACCTTCTCCAGAGAACAGGGCTGCTTGGGACAGCGAATCAATGGCCTCCTTTACGTTACCAGGAGTACCACCAAGGATCCAGTTCTCTGGGTTGTATGTAATCTCGTCAGATGTTTGTGCGGCCCGTGCTCTCCACACACCTTGAGCAGCGATGTACTCGTACTCAATGTCGTCTAGTTCAAAGATCTGCCCATTAGTTGGGCCAGCAGGAAAACTCATGTCTGTACCCATCCATTATTAGCAGAGGAATAGACGTATGTCTTGCCCGTATTGGGGTTGTGCCAGATGGCACCCAAGGCCGGGCTAGAGGGAGCAGTCGTAGACAGGATAGCAGACTGGGAGGCAGGGGCACCATCGGCACCACTAGAGTCTACCCAATAGCCGCTGTCGGCAGCGTTGTCATCCTCGATACGGCGATAGAACGAGCCATCCGTCGTGTTGAACCACAGAGACGCAAAGGGGATGTCTGCCCCATACGTAGCATCCGTGGGAGCCGAGGACTGGAAGAATGTTGCCACGTTGTATACCACGGGATCCGTGGAGGAATAGACCAGGGTCCACTCCAACAGTGTGTCATCATCGTTGTCATACAGGACGTAGACATCCTTGGTTGACAGTTGGACCCACACGGAACCCGGAGCATTGTCCACACTGGGAGCAGACTCTTGTGCAAAGAATGCCCCTCCAAGTGTGCTTAGATCCGGCAGGTAGATCGAAGGGATCTTAGTGGATCCATCCAAGGCTACCCATCCGCCAGCAATGTTCTTATCCGTGGTCTTGTTCAGGTATGTTGCCGCACCGAATGCCTTGGACACCGCATCATTATCCCCGGTTGGTAAACCAAGGTTGATGATACGGAATCCCTGCATGTCCAGAATACCGCCCAAGTAGGGACCGTCTGTGGTGCCACCATCCGTCAACAGGATAACAGCATTGTCCACATCAGACTGAACCTCTTGGATCAGATGCAATAGCTGGGATACCTCAAGGTTAAGCTGATTACTGGTGAGGCGGCTGCCTGCACTCCAGGTTACCAGAGGATCCTCAATGGGGGACTGGCGATCAACAAACAAAGTCTGTTCGCCAAGTACCGGGTTGTTTTCCCACCAGTCAGGCAGGGTATACACAGTACCATTATCCAGCACCACCTGATATCCAGACGGCACGTTCACAGCATCAATGGTCTTTGTTGTCGAGTTAATTGTGACCCATGAATTAAGGATAATACCAAGGCGTCTCTTGTCCGCCACGGTTACCTCATAAGCAGGATCAATCGTAAAGTCTCGACGGAACGCAAGCTGGTCAGTGTCAGCAACACCCGGGATAAGGTTGATTGCCGAGTAATCCAGAGGAAGCTCCGTCGAGCTTTGGGTTAAAACTAGGTCGTCTGTGCTTCCCATGATTACCTCAATGTGCTATAGGAACGCTTCAGTTTACCACGAAGCTCGATGTGTGTGATGTTACACGGTGTCGGATAGTCGGACTGGATGCTAATGACTAGGTCATCGGCCATGCCCAACAGCTTAGATACAAGCTCGCCTTCCAGTTCCGTGATGTCCAGACTCAGGGTGTCCTGCAATCCATCGGGGATCTGGCTGTTGAACTCTGTTACCGTGGCTGCTCTACCGTTACGTGTGACCACAATCTTGTAGTCCCCAGTCTCAAAGTGACGAGTCACCATAGACCTCAGGGACAGCAAGCCATCCACAATGTTACCATCCTCGGAACGGAAGAACTGCTTGGACAACTCGATGTTCATATTGAACGAGTGACCAAAGTACACGGTGGGCGTAGTGGCCCCGGTATAACTGTAGTTGTCACCACTGACGGTAATGGTTGTGGTGGTACCATTAGTGGAAATGGAATCCACGGGTACCCTAAGGTTCTCAAGCTCTCCCCATTCGGGGCCAAGGATAACCTCAGTGATGCTGGTGTCTACCCAAGGAAGGACGTAGGTTGTGATGCCTGTCCCTCCAGAGTAAGACGAATTGCCAACTCCAAGGGTAACCTTAACGTAGTGATCAATGCGCGGTACTTTGTTGTCTTCTTTTCGTAGGAGAGTACGCTCCAACCAGAATCGTCCATCTCGGATGATAACGGCGTACAGGTAATTTTCAAAGGCTCTGGTGGTAACGACTTCAGACCCTTCATCCAGAACGTATCGGAAGAAAGAGTTCTGAATGACACGGTCCCCCGAGAATTTGTTGACATACATGTATAGGTTATTCGGGTTATCGTCATCAACTGCAATGATCATATCCTGTGGTGCGGCTACGGTAATTGCCCGGTAATTGTCCGGTAGGTAATCAGGGCAATGCTCTGTGACCTCAACAGACGAATTAACAGACGAGGCAATGTCGGAGAAGTACAAGTACAACCGACGAGAATCAAAGAAGTAAATCTGGGATCCCATCAGCACGGGATTAACCAGGGGTGCCGTCGAGTAGAATGTCGTCGGGGACATCTCTGCCGTGAACGGAGTGATTCTATTCTCTGATCCAGACAACTCAAACTGGATGTCACCCTTGGTGTTGATGAACAAGTAGTTTGAGAATGGAGTCATGCTAAGGATCTCAGCATAGCTGTTGGTAGATGCCGTGACATCAATGGGATCCGTGTCCACAATAGCGGTGGGATCCTCAATCCAAAGGTTCTCATAGTCATTGACTTGGCTACTGAATACCTTGTCCCTTGAGGACATCCACAGGCGGGAACGGAACACGGCCATGCTGGTAATCTCAGACTGGACAGCATTGCCGTCTACGTCAGAGAACACCGAGGGTCCGGGGTTGGTGTTTGTGTCGCCGGACAGCCTAGGCTTCCACGGAATCGGATCCAAGGACCACGACCCGCCCTCTAACTTCAGGGCTTGGGGCATGCGATACTTGTCGATAACCGACAGGGCGTCCGGTGTGCGTACACGCTGGGTGTAAGGTCGGGACTTACCTACGGCATCCGTGGCCCATGACCCTCCATCATAGGTCTTGTTCTCTTCGAATGAGACAATCCTGTAGTAACCGGAGGGCTGTGTCAAGAAGGGACCAGCCGCATAGTAGATCTTACCGCGTCCATTTGGGAATGTCAGACCAAAGGTTGGGCCACCATAGGGCCAGGCCACCGTCTCGTCCTCATCAAGCTCATCATAGTAGGGATGGTCAGGATCATGTAGGTTGTTCAAGACAATCTGTGTCAGGCGATTGTCATCCGACACGGATCCACTGGTGTACTGAATGAACCAGTTGGGAACGTACCAATCATTCAGGGACGGAGGGAATTCAATCTCACTGAAGTCATCCACAGCCTGAGGCTGAGTAGGGAACACGTTGTTGGTAAGATCCTCTACCGGAATGGTAGCGTCATTGTGGGCACCAGCCGAAACCGTATAGGGATTCCCACTGGTGTCATAGGCCACAGACGTATAGTACTGAATCTTGGGACCAAGGAAGTCAAAGCTGGAAGTCTGTGTACCGTCAAGATTGAAAGTATAGTAGTTACCATTGCCATCATCGGCAGAGGTAAACCCAGCCTTAACCTTGGTGTTCAGAATAAGTACTTGGGTACCAAAGGTTACACCCTTTAGAACCTCGCGGGCCTCATAGGTGTCATTGCCGTAGGTAATGTACTCAAGGGATTGAGAGGACATGTTAAAGGCTGAGCTATCTTGCTCGACGTATCCTTGGCCATCCGCATCAATCTTGAAGATCCGAAGCAGTTCATCTGTAAGGGTTGCTTTGTAGTTCACAACAATCAAGTACCGGTTGTCCTCATTGATTGTAAACCAATAGTACCAATAGTCGGTGTCACTGGTAGACAGGTTAGGCAGGTTGTAGACCTCGGATGCACTGTCATCCAAACCAGACAGCAACTCAAAGCCGGGCCGCTTCTCAACGGATCGCTGCAGAGTAACCAAGGCATTGTCAATATTCTCTGCCTCGGTGGGCAGTCTTTTGTTTGGAGCCTGGCGACCCACACCACCCACCAGATTAAAGATGGGGATAGTGGTTGTCAGGACTTGGGCTTTGCGGCGGTTAATCACGACGTAGTTCCCCTCCAGAATCTAAACTCGTTGGGATCCCGGAATCTGCCACGGTTCCTGGGGTGAAGCTTACGCATACCCTCAGGTCCATTCAGGAACAGGTTGGCCCTGCGATCCTGGGTATCCTCAGCCTTGAACAGTTGCCAGTAAAGCTCTTCCTCTTGGGCAAAGAACATGTCGGCCTCTGCGTCTCCCATGACCGTGGCTTGGTATCGCCGGGCAGCCGATGCCATGATAGCCCGCTGCAGTGTGGTCGGAAGATTGTCCCACTTCAGTAGCTTTGTGTACTGAATGCGATACTTCTTTGTGGTGTCCCAGATGTCTGTGTCATCAGTAACATTGTACAGCTTGGGCTGTGTACGCCCTTGCACTCTGGCGTAGATGGCATAGCCGTCCGCATTGGTGTGCGAAGAATGAAGCTCGGCATCAATGATACCGTCGTCATCCTCGTCAGCCGTTGGGAGATACAGACGGCCATTGGCATCAGGATAGATCTCAACCGAGAACTGGTTAACAGAGATACCGCGAAGCTGATAGTCACGGCGGTACCGGTCCAGCACTTGCTGGGCAAAGGTTGTATCAGTGCCACTAGACCCATCAAGGTCTGCAACCAGCGACTCACCGGCGGCCTCTAGCATGTGGTTGATAGCCTGTAATTCGGAAATTGCACCCATTGTAGGTCCTCCATAAATTCAAGAAAAAGAACCCCCGGGTCCGTTAGGACGCCGGGGGCTGTATATTTAGTTGTCTCTAGCTATCAGCTAGTCACGACGTACTCGGGCGTCATGTCCAGAGCCTCCTGCAGGATGGTGTAGTCAGCACCAGCCTGGGAAGCCCAAGCGCCGTCACCGATGACATCGGAGTCGTTGTCGTTGGCCGAGCACAGGACCGAGGCAAGCTCGGGCCGCATCACACCAGTACCCTTGAGGCACGAGGCCACGGTGAACTGGGTGTTCCGGCGAACGTCCTCGACGGTGTCAGCCTTCACGCCCTGCAGCGACAGACCAACGACGGCCTCACGCTGGAAGATCAGACCGGCAACGCCGAAGCCACCACGGGTGTTGCCCGAGGCGGTCGAGTTGAACGAACCCTTGAGGTTGTACCGAGCCTCACCAATCACCGGAGTCTCACCGTTCGCAGCGTCGGCACCGTAGTCCACGACGGGAAGGTGGTTGCTCTTGATGATGGTAACACCCTGGTAAACCATGGAGTCCGACATGTTGTGCATGCCCTGCGACAGGGGAGCACCGAGGCCACCGGCCTCAGCAACACCACCGAACATGGGACGACCAGCACCACCAAGCAGATCCGCAGTGTCACGGGCAATGCCGAGCGAGCGGATATCCTGGAAGGCCTTGGGGGTCACCGCAAGGTAGACACCCTCGGTCGGCAGGTCGTTCTCCTGCAGGTAGGTCATGAAGTCCTCGCACGCACGGAGGGCCTTCAGAGCCGCAGCAGTACGCTGGTCGGCAGTAGCACCGGCCAGGTTGTGGACATCACCGAGGTTGATGAAGGCATCGTCAGCGAAGATGGGCGAGTTCGGCAGGCTACGGGGATCCGAAGCCAGCGTTACCTCAGCCGCAGCACGCAGGAAGTAGGCAGCAATCTGCCGGTCCCGGGTGTAGGCCAGACGAAGACCAGCTTGACGGGCAAGCTCCTGGCGGAACTCCCACTGGGTGATCATCAGGTCGATGTTATCAATCTCGAAGTGAGCAGCGATCGGACGCTTGTCCAGCTTGATCGCAAAGGTAGTCGAGGCGGAGTTCGATCCACCAGTAAGCTCCTCACCAGCGGCCCACGCAGCCGTAAGGCCCACGGTACCGGTGATCGGGAACTCATAAGTAGTACCAGACGAAATCGTCTTGGTGTTGATCATGGGCTCAAACATGTTGTGCTCGTCGTAGGCACGCATAACCATGCCCTCCCACTCGGGGAGCCACATCTTGTTGGCATCAGCGGCACCGCCAGAGGTTTGAGCCGCTACGTCAGAGCGGTAGACAAGATCAGAAGCATTCAGGTCAGCCATTTGTTGTTTCCTTTATATTTATGGCTTCATAAATTAAGGACTTCCACTTTGCATTGATTGTCCCCAAACCGGGGGTCGCAACAAATGACCTACTGTATCCAAGGTTTCCATTGCCGCAATGCGGGGGAACACCAATAGGGTACGTTGTAGTTGTCTCTGTCCTAAGAGACGGGATTATCGCAGGTGATTAAGAGAGTTGCCACCTGCAGCATAGGTTACCCCAAGGCGCTTTTGGAACGCATCGTATAAAGCTTGGCGTTCTTTGGGTGTTTCGGCCTTAAGGTACTCATCTTGTGCAGCATACATTTGCTGCTTGGTTTCAAACGGTTGGACCGGGTTGGCCACGGCATTCGAAGGAACACCAGTGGACTTGCGATCCGGCTCCTGGGACTTGGGGCGGGCCTCGTACTTAGCCTTAAGGCCAAGCAGGGTTGTCTCCCAAGTCTCGGAGTTGTTCAGCATCTTAGTGATTGCCACTTGCTGTTCAGGGGTCGATGTCTTCTCAGTGTACGCAAGGATTTCCTGCAAAGTCTCAGCACCGCCAACGGCCTTGGCTGCGACTTCATTGGCTTCCTTGATCTGAGCCTTGTACATCGTCTCCATCTGGGCAACCAGAGAATCGGGAGCATTGAGAGCCGACTTGATTTCAGCCCGAAGGTCGTCATCAAGGGATCCACCGTTCATTAGAAAGCGGTCACGCCAGCGATCTAGGTCTGAATCGGAGATCCCCTTGGGAGCTTCAGGGGTTTCCTCAGTTGTCTCTTCCTTGCTGATGACAGACATGGGAGTGTCCGGAACGTCCTCAGACGTACTCGGGTCCACGGGGTCCGTCTCTTCCTTTGTGGGAGCTTGACTCACCGATTCCAGTTGCTTGCGAAGTTCAGCATTCTCTTGAGACTTTTGCGTGAACGATCTTTCAAGTTCTTGGATTGAGTCAAACCATGCCCCGGCATCGTTAAACTTCTCAGGAATCTGATCCGCTTTGTCGGACCAGTACTGGACAAAGTTGTCCCGGCGGGGGTTGGCTTCAACGGCGGGGGCCGTCTCTGCCTGAGCCTCCGAAGATTGTTCCACATTGGAGTCTACGTTGGTCTCTTCCATGATTTACTATTCCTTAATTACTTACGCTTCTTGGCATCAACGCCAAAGTACATTGTGGTCACAACCTTAATAGCACGCGCATAGGTGGCGTCCTGTTGCGACCCAGTTCTAAACGGGTTGTATGCTGTAAAGGCAATGTTATTCAGGGCGCCCTTTGTGGCATCAGTATTTGCCAGCAAAGCAGCCCGCAGTACCGTCATCACGGTGCGAACCTGAGTATCTGTCTTTCCAGCAAATGTGACTGTACTACCATCAGCAGCACACAGGTCATCTACAAGGTCGCCATATGCGGCACGCCAAGCGGCGGCATCGGCATCTGTGGACATGGCCGGGATAGCCACATCAAACCAACCGGACAGAGCGGGTAGGGTCTCAATAAGACCACCACCATCATCTACCAGCAGGTCAGGGAAAATATCCCCAAGTGATTTAAGTTCAGCCATCGTTGGCCTCCTTGTCAGTTACTTCGTTAAGGGTAATACCTTGTGGTTGTCCGGTATCTAGGACCGGGACGGCAAAGCCGACAACCCAGTGGGTATCTCGGTATGACACGTAGAACTTCTTGAACTCCATCAACCGGCCCTCACCGATGTCCTCGACAAAGGTTTCAGAGGCCTTTGATCCAAGCACACTGAGGTCATGGTTATAGAATTTAGTAGCTACGTCCTTGGCCCACTGGTCAAAGTCGGTCTTACCAATGTAGGATACACGGGTTTTACCAAAGAACTTCTCGTATGCACGATTAATAAAGTGCATTCTAAGTTCGATGTTGCCATCCTCTGAGATTTCTGCACGCTTTACCCACGCGGGGAAATCAAAGGAGTCCAAGAATACATCAAAGAATCCATTGGCCCGTGTTGCCACGGACTCGACCCTCTCAGCTAGCTCCTTGTGGGACGCTTCTCTTTGTCTGTCTAACTTCTTGTATAACAGGAAGATAGCCATGATTAGAATGCCCGTCTCGGAGCCGCTTGTAACAAGAAAGTCTAAGAATAATTGCTCAAGCATGTAGAAATCCCTTTCTTAGGGGGTTCTTTATCAGCCCTTATGGGGATCCTTCATCAAAGCCTGAGCCATATCGGGGTCCA